TGAAGCAACAGTTAATCCATTCATCGTATGTCGTGCTCCTGTATAATTCTGTATGCTTCTCCATTTACAAGTTCATCAGTTGTAAACTGACAGTAACATAACCAGTGTAACCAATTTTGCACAAGTTGCGGGTCGCTATACTTGGGTGTTTCTAATTTACTAAGGTCTTTTTCACATAGCATATCAGCCGCACCTGGAGCAGTTGTAAATGCTGGTACACCATACATAATAGCTTCAGTTGCCGCAATACTGTTGTATGTTACTACAGCAAAAATTTTATCTTCATCAAACTGATTAAAGATGCTTCCGTCACCTATTCTTTGATGACGTAGTCCTTTATCTCTAACAATTATTTCTTTGTCAGTATATTTTTTTATTAGTTCTGTTGTTTCTTTTACCCAGTCATCTCTGTTAATTCCATAAAATTTACAAGGCTTTTCGGAAGGTGTTACTAGTAAAATATTCCTTCCTTGATTTTTTGATTTAGTCCAGCCTCTAAATGCGTAGCTAAAATCTCTAGCTCTACCAGATAGTTCTCTCCATCTATCATTTGGCAAGTTTTTAAAGTTACTGTGTTGCATACCATTTTTTACTACTCTATGAAATACTTTTCTTTTTTGTCTATTACCTAAATATCCAGTATCAATATAAAAATAATCTCGGCCTGTTCTTTCACATTCAGCAACAATTTTTCTACCAGTCATACCTCTAAAACTTACTGGTAAATTGGTATCATATTCTTTCAGTTGTTTCCAATCGTGTATGTAAGTTGCACCAATGCCCTTGGTCCAACATTTTAATATTTGATCATTTTCATCTATTGCTAGATGATGTTTTACAGATCCATCATGCATTTTAATTCCTGTTTCCATAATTCATTGTATTCACAGTTTCGGTAGTTTTCAAACCAAGGACCACCTTCTGTATAATGTATTAGTTTTGGTGTCTCTACATCGTCATAAACACCAACAAGATAATTCCAAGTATGATCCAATTCTCCAATTTCTTCATCTTTTAACCAACTAAATCTATGCAAGTAGGCACCATTAATTTCTTTATCATTAACAAGATCCATAGTAAGTTTTGCATTACTAGGATGACCACAGTTAAACAACATCACACTTGACCAATTTTTACGTGGATAGATAGTTTGTTTTTGTCCATCCATTTTTGTACCTTCTTTAACTTTGTAGTCATGATGTACACACATTACAGCATACTTGTCATCTGCTTGATCAAACAGTTCTTTTATATCTGTTGTTAAGATCATATCACAATCCATAAACACAGCCCAACCTTCAAAATTTACAAGTTCAGGTATAAGAAACCGTGTAAACGTAAATTCAGTTGATGCTAGTTTATCTATTGGACGAGTATACCAACCTGCATCTCTTAATTCCTGTTGTTTTAACGGACGCACATCTGCATCGGGACTTCTTGTTTCGATACTGTGCTTGCACACTTGATATGCAATATCTTCTCTAGTATCATAGCCTACAAATATTTTCATTTTCTTTCTATATCCTCCTCAACACAATTTTTTCCATATTGTATTTCAACTAATTTCAATGGTTCGTTATGTTCATTAACAAGTTGATGCCATGTGTTTACAGGTATGTGTAAACTTCTGTGTTGTTCATAAACTCCAAGTAAATCAACGTCGGAACTACTGTCTAGAGTATATACTGTTGCAGTTCCTTCAGCTACAAACCAATGTTCGCTACGTTCTGCATGTCTTTGCATTGATAGTCTTTTACCCGGAGGTACTGTTAATTCTTTTACTTTAGTATGTCTGTCATATTCATGTATCACTCTATAATACCCCCAACTACGTTCTGTTTTAGGCGCTTTCCATTCATCTAATATCCAACTACTAGAATTTATTTTATTTTCTCCACCTACACCAAACGCAAATTCAACTTTAGGCAATTCTCCGTATGTTTCATATTCTGGTGTAGTGGTGTTTGTTCTATCTCCACCGTTAGCAAAAACAATTTTAACATCTCCATGAGTTGCCATTGTTTTATAGATTGCACCACATGCACTGCCGTCACTGTCATCAAAACTTATGACTCTGTCAACAATACTTAGTTGTTCAATAACATTTGCTCTGTCCTTAAAAGACATAAAAGGACGTCCTTTTTTATTTGTAAGCCAATCGTCTGAATTTAAACCTACATGTAATTCATCACCTAAAGATTTAGCCGCCTTAAAATATTCAATATGGCCTGAATGTAAAGGATCAAATCCTCCTGTTACTAATACAATAGTTTTCATGTTTGTCCTTCAAAATATTTTTTATGAATCAATTCAGCAAAATTTTTATGGTGAGTAACACTAGGGTGCATGTCGTTTTCTGCTGGAGGAATACTAGGATCTAATATCGTAAAACTGCTTTGGTAATCTATATCTAAATTATACCATTCATCTGGACTTGGAATATTATAAGGTTCTTTTAATGTATTACTCAGTTCATCTCTTGCAAATTCAAGTTGACGTAATACAGACTCAGTCTCTACACTTAAATGTATTACCCTTGCACCAGTTGCTTTTAAAAATCCGTCAACCATTTGCTGTAATACTAAACTATTATAGTATCTATTATATACACCCATTGGATCCAAATACGTTTCTTTTGTAGATTTTTCGATGTATTCTTGTATTTCTTTATCATCCTCACTTGTATTTTCATCTGATCCTGACAAACCAAAAAATCTATTAAAACCTAATATTACTGTTTTCCATCCCCAATTTGAATCTGCTATGTTACAAAAAGGAACCGATGTTCTAGCAGGCCATTGTAATGATAGTCTAGACATATATGTCCACATTACTATTACTGTGTCGTCCGGTTGTATATCTTTTGCACCTACTGCACACTGTCTCGCTATCTGCTGAAAACACGCTCCTCTACGTGCATGATTAATTACCGGAACATTTAGCTTATCAGCTAATATTTTTGGCCATGCATGTTCACTAGGTTTTAAAATATGAATGTCTTCCCAATTAATTTTAATGTTTTTAGCGTTTATTTCTTCTTTAGTGTATGGCTCGCCATTCTCGTTAAGAACAGGATTTACAACATCAGGAAGTGCATATCCTTGTGTAATTGAACAGCCAAATGTGTGTAAGGTCTTCATGTAGGTATTTATATACGCACTTTTACAATAAATAATATTATGGTTGAGATCAAACATTTATATACAGGAAGTAAACACACAATAGTAAGTTTCTCTAGTATTGGAAACACTATACAAGGTGTTAATAGAGAATTCTATAATTTAAAAAATAATGGTTATAATGTAATATGGGTGTTAGATCATAATAAAAGTTATTTCAGTGCAATAGATATAAATGAAATAACCAAACATATTAAAACTTATAACGTCTACGCTATAGGTAATAGCATGGGAGGATTCAATGCAATTATGTTTAGTAATTTTTATCCCACACAAAAAGTCCTTGCATTTAGTCCTCAATTTAGTATGGACAAAACAATAGTTCCTTGGGAAGATAGATGGCGTAAACAAATAACTTGGAAAAAATTTAAATATCCAAAAGCTACGTTTGTAAACTGGACCAACTATTGTTTAATTACAGGACACAAAGCCAAAGATCAAAAACATATGAGTATGATGCCTGATACTCCTAATATTAATAAACAGACTGTATTTGGTGGACATGTAATTGCAGAAAAATTTAAAAAGTCGGGAAATTTGTATACATTAATTAATGATTATTTTAAAGAAGATGTAAAAATTACTGAACCGTATTTACAAAGCCTTCTTTAAGTGCTCCCATGGCAATCCGGCTACACATTCATCTTCACGCCATTGACAATATGCTAGATTGTTGAGCCATTGTTGTCTTTCAAACATCATAGGCTGTTCAATAAGTTTTAATGTTTTATTTGAAACGTCCCAAGCCATTGAACTAGGACACATGCTGAATGTTGGTATTCCCTCCATAACACTTTCTGTAAGTCCGTTACTGTTAAAGCCTACAACACACCAAGCATTATCAAAGTCTTTTTGTAATCCTGTACCACCTTCTAAAATTCCTGCACCTTCCATATTATCACTTATAGTAACATCAAAGTTCTTCAGTATTGCTAACTGTCTATCTTGACGTAATGGATGCATACGTACTCTAATAGGTCTATCAGTATTTTGCTTTATCTCTTGTAGTGTATGCGTTACAAATCCTTCGTAACTTTTGTGCTTCTTTATTAAATTTACTAAGCTACTATCTCCAGGACGTTGTAGCATAACAAGGACATAATCACCTTTTGTGCGCCAATCTTTAACTGTAAGATTTTGATCTTTTTTAACCTGCTCCCATCTATCTGATGGACTATTTTCATTACAGTAATCGCCTTCGTCTCTAAAATAACTTGTCCAACTGTATCTGTGATATGCCATTGGATTAGGTGGTTGTGGCATATTTTTTCTAAACACTGCACTTTCAGTTACAATAAAAGGCTTACCAGATTCTTTTACATATTTGTAAATGTGTCCTATTTTCTTTTCTTTTTTTGATCCGGACTGATTACTTTGCACGAGTACATCTGCATTCTCTATTGTACCTTTGTCACTAAATGGTACAGTTATCCAATCCTTAGGCAAAGGATGATAACTCCACATTAGTTCTTTAATAGCTACTATTTTCAAAAAATAATCCTCTATTTCGAACAAACGCTTTCTTACGTTTGTGTGCGTTCATTGTGCTCACTTGTCTAATTACATCTGTATATGCTCTTATATGAAAGAATCCATATTCTTTAAATTTATCAATCCAATATTGTTCTTCTTGCAAGTTTACATGATGATGACCTTTCCAGCCTGGAGGTGCGTATGTCATTATCACATACTTACATTGTTGAAATGCTGGCATATAATTTGGTTGGTATTCTTCGTACACATGTTCAACAAATTCTACACTCCAACCTAAATCATATTTTTCTTTTATAGGCGCAGGACCTTTTGTAAAATCATGAATTAAAAAATTGTTAGCATTTTTTCTTTCAAGAGTATGATCGCCATCTACACCTAATACTTTTAAATTTTTCTCTTCAGCAAGTTCAACCATGCCGCCTGGACCGCAACCTATATCAAGATAGCTTTTTATACCTAATGTTTTTATACACCAGTTAATAACACCTTCATCTAGATGTGTTTTATTTCCATGTCCGCCAAGATGTTCTTCAAGCATTTTGTCTACGTCTTTCTTCTAACATAAAGCGTTTCAAAAACTTTTGCTGTAAACGTTCTTTGTTTTTTCCTTTAGTGTGTACCATAACTTCTTTTATACCGCTATTGTTAAAAGGACTTTTATTATTCACAGGATTGGGATTTAAATTTAAAAATTGACTCTGATCATCATAGCTAAGTCGCAATTGATAAAAGACCCAACTATCGTGTGTTTCACGCAAATGATCTAAACCGGTAAGGTATAAATTTTCAAACTTATTTAAAAAATCTTTTGCTAGTGGGTTATTTAAATTATAACCCATTAATCCGCATTCATCGTATTCATTAGGACGTCCTAGGTAAGATATAGCTTTGTCTTCTGGAAATAATCTTTTTAAATATTCATGATCAATAAACTGATGCATTAGGACGTCAGCATCTAACCATATCAAATATCCTTCATCAAGTGTCTTAGCTTCTGTAAAAATAGAAAATGTTTTATGAGCAAACTTTATTCCATTCCATTTAAATGCTTTTGAACTGCCTTCTAACTTGCGTCCTATTTGCCCATTGTAATGAGGATTATCTTTATGTTTTAATTTAAACTCAACTAAAGGTTTACATAAGTCGTACAAAGGCTTGTAAACTAAACGTTTGTTAACTCTGTCAGTGTGTATTAAATCTTCACTGTAAACAACGATATTTACATCGTCTGGTAAGCAGTTGCACCAGCTTTCTAAATTAATTTTACTTGTTGAATTCCAGTAGTCTTTATTTAGACTTGTAACAAAGGTATATTTCATACCAATATTTAATTTAATTAAATTGATGCATCTTCCATTCCGGCTACTCGTAGTTTAACAATGTTTGTTATTTGCCATTGTTTCTGATCAAGTGCTTTTAACACACCTAACCATTTGTTACGAATAAGTGCAAATTCATTAATAATTTTTTCGTAGTCAACAACATCTGCTTCGCCATCGACATATTTTTCAACATCACGACTGCTTAATGCACGTTGGTAGTTTTCAAGATATTTTTTAAAATATGAGCTACGCAATCTACGTAGCTCAATATTCAAATAGTTTAGTATAGCTTCAATTTCCTGAAGTTGATTGAAACGGTGTTCAACAATGCCTGGCATAGCCGCACTCGCTTTTTCTAAGTTGCCTGACAATTTACATTCTAATCTAGCATCGTGTAATTCGCTTTCAAAGAATTGTATTGCTGTAGGAATCTTACTTATATCACGAGATATTTCGCTATACCAACCCATTGCTAATTCCAGTAATCCTCATCTTCATCATCATAAACATCTTCTGCATCTTCATCTAAGTAATAGTTAATAGCATTATCTAATACTTCGTCATTACCTAAAGAATCATAAAATGTTTTGTCCTCAACACCATAGTCTGCCATAAGATCAACAAATCTTTCTGCGGCAGTTTCTATGTGTTTTTTGTCAAGATACTCTTTAAAGGTATTCCAAATTTCTTGAATTTGTTCTTCAGTCATTTAATACAGGCTCCTCGTTATGGTTTTCTATGACATCGTCGTCTGCGGTATTTACCTCTGACTCTAGATTTTTATAATCATTCATTACCATATCGAGTAATTCACCCGTCCAATTTTTTCTGTACTCTTTGTGTTCTGTACCAGATGAATCTATATACTTTAACCTATTTCCATCTTTAACAATCATACCTTGTTTTTCAAAAAGTTCAACAAGTCCGCTGTAAGGATTCATTCCTGTTTCATAAGGAATCTTTACTTGTACGCCTTCGAAAGGTTTTGCGTAACGTGTTTTCATTACTTTACAACCAGCACGAATACCACGTACTTCGCTGATCTTGTTGCCATCTTCATCTTCTTTTAGTTTTAGTTTTTTCATTGCTACAACAATCGAAGATGCATAGATAAATCCTTGACCGCCTGAGATCTTGTCATCTGGGTCAAACATATCTTGCGATGCATACGTATGGTTAGTACATACAAGTCCTACGTTATGTGAACCAATCATGTTAACTGTGTTACGAACAAGTGCAGTTAGTGCCTTAGGCTTACGGCCCATATCACCTTTCATATCACCCTTGTTAAACTGATCAACATCTGTAGGTGTTAGTAACATACCTAAACTATCAATAACAAACAACACCTTAGGTCGTTCTTCTTCGTCCATTGCTTTGTAGTCTGCCATAAACACACTAATAGTTTTAGCAACGTCATCGATCATTGACATGTTAAGTTTAAGTAGTTTATCTTCGCTTGTATCTACATCAAGTGCATGTAACCACGCTTCGTCAAGAGCGTTTTCACTATCAATTAGAACTACAAAGATACCTTGCTCTTGTGCGGCTTTCACAATGTTACCTGCACAAATATAACTTTTACCTGCACCACTTTCGCCTGCAAATACAGTTACTTTACCTAGTGGAACACCTTTATGGAAGTCTCCTGATACTAGATAGTTGAGTGCATAGTTGCCTGTTGAAATCCAATCAGTTGGATCGTTAAATCCTGCACTCATACCTGAAATAGATTTCGTTAATGATGTCCTAAATTTACTAGGATCAAATGCTTTTGCCATAGTTACTCCTTAAAGTTAGTGTGGGGGTTTCCCCCCACATATTTTGTTTACTGGTTTTGTCTTGCACGGATCATTGCTAGAATGTCTTGTGCATCACCACCAGATGCTGTTGGAGCAGTTTCAGCAACAGGAGCCGCTTCTGCTACTGGTGCAGTTGCAGGTGCTGTTTCTACAACTGGTTCAGCTTGCTTAGGTGCTTCTGTTTTTGTTGCAACAGGTGTTGCTTGTGTTGCTTGTGCTTTTGGATCACCTGTACGTGCCGCCATACCTGCTGGACGGAAATATTGACCAAATCTGTCCATATCGTATGCTTCACCATCTACTGATGCTTCAAACATTTCTTGCATAACTTTAAGTTCTACATCACCTGGTTTTTTAGGAAGGAAATCACTTAGGTTAAACAACCCATGCGTATTAATAGCATTCATTTCTGAATCACCTAATGGACGATCTCTACGTGCCCAAGTTGATGTTGAATAGTCAGCATAACCGCCTTTGCTTGCTTTGTTAAGACGGAAGTCTACACCAGCTGTGTAATCAGTTGGCAATTCTTCCATGTCTGGATCCATCAATGCTTGCTTGATGATTTGGAAAATTTGCGGACCAATTATAAAACGTCTAATTGGATTTTCTGGAGTTGTATCTTCCGATAAAGGATTATCAGTTACAAAACCTTGGAATACATATGAACGTTTCTTCCAATATTTACGACCCATATCTTCAAGACTTGGATCTTTAAACCAACCACGTACTTCATTAAGAATATTACATGATTCTCCATACATTTCCATACATGGAACTTGTACTTGTACTGGACGTGAATCAGTTTCACCTTTAATACCTTGGAACGGAAGTTTAATTAACAAACGTTCTACCCAGAAAAAAGTGTTATCTTTATTCCCATCAGGTAAGAAACGCAACGTTGCAGTGTCGCCTTCTTTCATATTCCAAAATGGGTAAATTGCGTTGTCGCCGCCGCCGGAAGAGTTACCACTTGTGCGGTTCTCTTGTTCTTTGAGCTTTGCTCGGATTTCAGCTAATGATGCCATATTATATGCCTCCTATTTGTTGCCTTTAGCTTTGTGCCTAGTTGTTTTGTACAGCACATATTATGTACTATACGATATTAATTAGCAAAAGTCAACCTCTTTTTGCTAATAAATTGATTTTTTTATTAAATTCCTGCTAGTGACTTTAAAGTTTCCATAGCCGCCATAGCTTCTTTGTCTTTATTAAGCTCTGCTTGACGTTTCATTAATGCTGTCTTAAGTTCTGGATCTTTATGTGTATTTTTGTCTCTTTTAATACGCTCCAGTTCTTTTTGCTTTGCGTCTAAGTCTTCTTTGTCCTTTGTGTCCGTTTTGAACTCAATTTGCATATCGCCCTCATCTTCTACTGGTTCCATAGGAATCATTACTTCTTCATATTTTGCCTTAATTCTTTCAATAAAATCTTTTGCTGGCTCAATATGTTCCTCACCATAATCCTTTTCAACCATTGTTAGTATTGCTGTTTCTCCTTTTGGAAACATTCCCTTTTCTCTATCAAATAATGATAAAATCTTTTCAGGCAATGAAACTGTTGGCTCTGGTTTTTCATCTTCATCGTCTGGATTTATTTTAGCCATGCTACCATCTTTGCCTATTGTTACTGGAATTTCTTTATCACTAAATTGTCCCATTGATTTATCAAATGCCGCTTCAATGTCGTCTGTAGTAGGAATACCTTCGCCCATTCCATATTCGTCATTAATTTCATCCCACATGCGTTGTTCGATTTCGTCATGGTCATCATCTGGATGCCATCCATTATCTCTCGCCACTTCATCGTACATATCTTGTAGATAGTTTTGTACGTCTGGACCCATTGAGCCTTTACTTAATGCTTTGTATAGCAACTGTCCGCTAGTATCACTTGCAATCTTTTCCATTGCGTCGATAAGCTGATCTTTCATTCCGCCTTCGTCTAATGTCTTTGCTTGGGCATATGCTGGTTGAATCATTGACATGTCTGCTTTATTAGTTTTTGACGCTGTTCTGAATAATTTTTCTATTTCACTATACTTTTCTGTTTCAATACCAGCCATATCAAAATCGTGTACAAGACTGCCTAAATAATGAACTTGGTCGTCTGTGACTTCACCTTTGTATTGTTTAGAAGTTTTTGCAATATCTACTAGTAATTCTAATGCACTCTTCTTGACTGAGTCTTTGGTAATCTCTCCGTCTACTTCTTCATCGCTTGCTTCTGCAACTAATTCATCTGGACCTAATTCTTTCACTGCTGTGGCTTCGCTTACTAATCTATAGATATAAGGAAATACGTCTTTCAGTTCTTCATTAAATTGTCTAATAGTAAGTTGGTCTATCCAATCACCTGCAACATCTGCTGGAACTTCTTCTAATACTTTAGATTCAAAACTTTCAAATGCTTCTTTGTATGCAGATGTTCTTTGTAATTTAAAAATTGTATCTTTAACAGAATCTAAACGCTCATTTACAATATCCATGTATTGTGCAAGACCTTCGGCCATGACACCGCTTCTTGACATATATGTTTTAAATTTACGTAATTTGTTTAACTCTTCCGAAAGTCCAACAATGTGTTTACCAAAGTCGTCATAAGGATTGCCGCCTTCACTTACATGCCTTGCCATTGCTCTAGCACCATTGATATGTCTAAATGGATACTTAAAACGTTCTCCATTTGAGCTTTCAATATAAATGCTACCTATTTTGATATTTCTATTTTCACCAACGCTCTCTGTATGTTTAATAACAATCTTTGCGTTGTCAACGTCTTGATAACTTACTTTTGACGTTCCGTAAAGTTTTGATTCTGTCATGGTATCTTCTCCGGAAGTATTGTTCTTTGCTAAAAATTTATAGTCTCTTCTATCTAAATTTGTTTTTTGTATATTTCGGGTATCAAAATTTAAAAGTCTTTTACGTGCAAACTCCCGTAGTTCTTTCAAAAAATCATACCAAGACTTTTTTGTAGCACCTTCGTCGTCGTCGAATAGTTTTTCACTATACATGACAGCAACGTTTTCTTCATCTAAACTAACACTAACTTTTTTACCGTTAAATGTAAATTCATAAAATCTGCCTTCTTCAGGTAGATTTGTTATATCTCCTGCTTCATTACCTATAGTAATTTCTTTAAATTTACCACGTAATTTTGCAAAAAGTTCAGATGCTATTTTATTCAAGTCTTTCATGTTAGTATTTATCAATAGTTTGTACTTATGAAGATAGGCATTGGCGGTTCGTAATCTTCTATTTCTTCGGTTTGATTGAAGGTGTTATATACCCTAGGATCCCAATCTTTCATTACATCCATCATTCTTAATGCTAGTAGAGTAGCACTTATTAAATCATCGCTATGCCCTAATTTAGCTTGATAGCTAGATCCTGTAGCTACAAAATTTTTAAGTTCAGATACAAGTGGTTTCGATTTAATCATTAATTTATCGTTTTCAACCATAGTTTTAAGCCTACTACAAGCTGTAACCTTTGTACTATGGGTAGTATTAAATCCTTTACGGAATTTTCTAACATGACCTTTTCTAATAGGTTCGCTTACAAAAAGCCCTGGTATATTTTCTTCACCGTAATCATTTATTACAATAAGTGCGGCTTCACCTAAGCCATTGTTTTCTACACTCCAGTAAATTGATTGTGGTGCCTTTGTTTCGCTTTCTATATACTTACATATATCAGCAAGCACTCTAATTTGTCCTGGTATAGCTGTAGTATTGTGTTGCCATTCTGCTACTTGTTCATAACTAGGTAATTCATAAACTTGTATAGCTGAATAATCTCCTCCTGTACCCATACTAGGATCAAGGGCAACAGCATATGTAAACTCACTAGTAGGTTTTTTATACCATCTTGTTTGTCCCATATTAATTATAGGAGATGTTCCTTCTAGTGTAGCAAGTTTTATAGCATTAATTAGTGTTTCGTCAAATACAAGGAATTCGCATTCGTATTCACGTCTAAATCTTTCTTCACCAATTCTTCCTAGTTCTTCTTCTTTCCATTTATCATCTCGATCAGGATGTTCACTCCAATGACAAGTAAAACTATGAAAGCCATTTATGCCAACTTCATTTTCATTACCGTGTTCGTCAAATTTTTGTTCTGCTTGTTTCCAAATTGTAGCAAATGTATCTTCGTCTGAGTTAGGTGTGCTTGTAATAATAGCACGACCACCTGTAGCTAGTGTAGGTGATATTGAAGTCCAAAAGTCTTGGGCTATATTAGGTTGTACAAATGCAAACTCGTCGCAGTATAGTAATGAAATAGACATACCTCTGCCTGTATTGCCAGTTGTTGTTTGACTTACAATACGTGATCCATTTTCAAACTCTATAGTACCTTTGTTGTAATTAATTACACCTGCTCTAATGTGATCAGGACATAATTCATATGCATATCTAATTCGTTGCATAATTTCTTGTGCACCAGTATATTTGTGTGCGGCAATCAGTACAGTTTGATCTGGTTGAAACATTGCATACCATAATAGATAAATGGCGGCACATGTAGTTTTGCCTGTTTGCCTAGGTAACATATTAATGTTAAATCTATAATTATGATAACTTTCTAAAAGTCTGCACTGATAAGTGAAAGGTTCAAACAATAGTTTGCCTTTTACTGGATGCTGTATATAACCAAACTTTTCTGCAAAATACAAATAACCGTTTTGAGGATCCATACAAGCCATTAAGTCTTGTATTTGTTCTTCGGTAAATGTTTCTCTTTGGTTGGCTTTCTTTGTTAATACGCCATCTAAACTTTTCGACATGTTGTATTTACTCAAAAGAATAGGGCCCGTAGGCCCTATTGAATTATGTTAACCGCAATTGGATGCGTATAGTTTTTCAAATTGTCCTCTTGAACAACCGTATCCTTCTTTGCACTTTTTGTAGTTTTCTGCTTTAGTGCAACCGCTTGCATAAAGTTTTTTCATTTCCTTTACACAACCCATTTCATCAAATTTTTCTTCATCTTTGGCTTCGTTCATTTTAGCCATTAGTTGATCACGTAATTCGGTTTGTAATTCTTCCATTGCCATTGCATTGTCGCCTCTAACAGATGCTTTGTATTGACCTTTTTCTCTGTTCGCTCCGCCTGACAAATCTTTCGTCATGTATTGTGTATCTTTGTATTCTTCGTCTGGAGAATTATCCCATTCTTCTTCTGTAGATTCATGTCCACCACAACCACTATTGCCTAAGTGTACTTTGCCGCAAACTTTGCATGGTTCTTTTTGTATGCCAGGTTTTAGATCATTCATATCTCCATCGCTTGGCGCTTCTGGATCATCCATATCTGGATTAGCAATTTTGATTAATTTTTTCATTGGCATCATGTCAGGACCAACTGGCTTTGCTTCAGGTGCACCGCCGCCTTGCATGATACGTAACAAACTAGCTACTTCATCAGCTGTTTCTCCGCTCATAGAAATATTCATATTTGCTTGTTCGTCCAATCTTGTTATTTCTGGAGCTGGATCTCTTTGATCAATTGCTTTATCTAGTTCATCTAATTTTTGTAGTATGTCTTTCATATTAGCCTCCTACAACTGCTTTTGTGTTTATTTTATCATCTATGTCTGCACTTTCGCCTTTAGGAGCGGCTTCCATAGGATCGACATTTCTTTCTTTGCGAGCTGTTTCTAATTCTTTTAATAGATCCATAACTCTGTCTCCAGCTACTTTTTTCTGTGCATCTGGTTCTGCCTGTTCCATTTCTAATGTATCTAATTTTGACTGGTATGGCTCGCCTGACTTAGGCACTTGGTATTCTTCTTGAGGTGCATTTGCTGTACGTACAATTACATGATTAGGGTCACATGGGCAACATTTTTCAATGTATTCTTCTAACACTTGCGGTGTTGTTGGATATGCAACTTCTACGTCCCAATACGTTACTTCCATATTTTCTAGCTGGGGGAAATCTAATGGACGTTCTTGTATTGGTGTCTTTTTGCCGTTTGACATAGATACAACTTGATATTTTTTCATACAAGTTTCTAGTGCATCAGTAAAATTTTCACCTAGTTCACCTGCAACACCTACTTTAAATTCATAGGTTTTTTTTGATTCTGTAAGTACTTCTGTAAATGTCTTCATGTTTAATACCTCTAATACTATTTATCTTTATCTAGATCTTTTAAACGTTGTAGTAGGCTATTCCTATCAGCTACAATAGCGCCTGTTCCGCTAATAATACCTGCTTCTTCAATAGGTTTATCTTGATCTAGTTTTTCTTTTTTAAGTTGAAGCTCTACCATTTTTAGTTTTTTATCTAATTTTGCTACCTTAGCATCAAGAGACGTTTTCAGCATACCTCCTGCTACCTCAAACACTCTGCCACTATAACGACTTTCAACATTCATTCCTAAATCCATTAAGTCTTCATAACTTTGTAATGCTCTCTGTGCAACATCATTAAGTTCAGCATCTGCCATTTCACCTAATCCTTTTACAGTAGGTAATGCCGCTTCAATCTTATCAAGTTCAGAAATATCACGCAATGTATCTTTTTGTTCTATAACTGATTTAGATTTTATATCATCTTCTAATTCGTTTTGAATTATTTCTTTAGAATCTGGTAAATCAAGTAGGTCTTGTAGTTTTTTTGTCATAGTCTTTCCAGTATTATATGCTACTATTATTTATCGTTTACCGTTATGGAAAATATCATTTTCACTAATAACCCTAAAGAAAATGCCTTTTTGTTTACAGTAGGCCCTTGCGGCTTCCCATTTTGCTTGGTTAACAATAAAATGTGCTTGATTAATCTTACTACGTCCTACCTTTTCTCTTATAGCTTGATTTGCAGGTTTTACTTCTATTAATTCTACATGCTGTTTACTTCTTTTATCTGCATATACTATAAAAAAATCTGGTACATAAATTGTGTGTTTACCTGTTAGTGGATTCCTATATGGAATTTTTATAGCTTCGCTTGCCCACTTTGCTACACTAGGATGTTCATCTAGGAATTTCATAAAAGCAAATTCCCAACTTGATCTGTAAGTCGGTGTTCTGCCTCCAATATACTTTGCTGGGTTTTTTAGACCAAATTTTCCTTGAGCAAATCTAGGCATATCATACCACTATATTTCTTGATTCTTCTCTTGCAATTTTATCTGATGTAAAACCTAAAGAACTTACTTTTTGTCTATTGTAATTTAAAACTTGTGCAACAATAGCACTAATTTGAATGTCATCTACACCTTTTAATGTGTCTAACAATGTATAAACATTTACACCATCTATTTTTGCTTGTTCTAACAACACTGTCGCAACTCCTGTTGCACTTGTATCATCGAACCCACGTCTTTTAAAAAATCCTACTACACTGTCTACTGTGTTTGCGTTGTATGTAATTGGTTCAGAAAAATATTTGTTAAAAAATTCTTTTACAACAGAGCCACTATCTACAGGTTCTAATTTATAATCACTCATTAAAAGTCCCCTACTTGGTTTCTTAATGCACGGCGTTCTGCTCTTGCCGCTTTTCTATTTGCTATTTGTTCTCTCAAAGGTGTTCGTTGTACTCCAGTACGTGTAGTAACTCCTCCACCTGTTGTAGTTACTGTTTGTGAGCTACTACTGCTACTTCTTGTGACCGAACTGCTACTTACTGTTGGTGGACTTGCTAAAATTTCGTCTAATGTTTGTCCTGTGCCGGGTACTAACGGTTCAGATTTTATACTTGGTATAGCAAGATCACCTGGACTATATGTTAATCCGTTGTTTGAATAACTTTCATTTATTTTGCTACTATACAAACTAGAGCGTGTATCAACAATGCCACCATTAGTTAGCACAGGATCATTGTATCCGCCTGCACCATTTTGCTTAGGAACATTTACACCAGGTATGCCACCTATGCCTTCTTTTCTAATATCTCCAAGAGCACCTTTCAATATATTAAATCCTTCTTCTCGCAAACCTTCTTTAGATAAACTTTTTGCATTTTTGTAGGTATTAAATGCTGTTAATGCTGTGCCTAGATTAAATTGCCCGCCTGCAATATCATTTAATACTGTTGTCAAGCCACCAAAGACACCTCCTTGACCTAATAAGCTAGATGTTCCGCCGCCTTGTATGCTTAATGGACTAGGAGTTTTATCATAATGTACAGTAGCAAATCCTTTTGGACTATCTTCACCTACTGGTCCTCTGCTATAGAATACAGCTTCGTAAGCAACCGTCATTTGGTTTTGCATTAAGCCTGCGCTTTCATACGCATCTACACTGTCATGAGTTAATCCTGTAACAAGTGGATTTACAAGAGTATATGCAGTATATTCTTTTCGTGATAATTGATATATTGTAATTTTATCAAAAAATGGACTTTTATGATTGTTATCTAAACCATATCTGTAATTTTGTTCTTCTGGTTTTCCGTATGTATTTCTCGGAGAATAAGGAGGACTCACTCCTTCTGTATTATAATTTCCATCTCTAAAATAATATCTATAATAAGATTCTAATAGAAGTGTAGTAAGACCTAAGTTATCATCGTGGAATGTTATATTAATAGGATCATATTCTAAACTAGTTTGTAAATTTTTCTTCCTATTGTACATATTTTTTGTTTGTGTTTGTACACTAAATTTGGGAAGATCTGCTTGTTTTACAAGCATGTTTATTTCTTGTTTATGCCTTTGATCTAATTGAGGAACAGTATTTCTTGCTTCTTCAGTTAATTCAAAAACAACATGATAGAGAAATTTTGCTTTAGGTGCAAGACGAAAACCGTTATCAGAAAACAACCTTGCCGCGTGTTGATAATCTTTAAAAGTGCCTCCTGGATTAAGAGCACCCTTGAATAAATTATCTAAAAATCCATTTAAAAAGTTTGCCATACTAATATTTATCCATGAAAGAAAAGTACGTATAAAATAAAAAAGGGGCCTTAAAAAGACCCCTTTTTGTAATTATGGCAATTGACTTAGGTATTAACCAATACCGCCGCCACCAGTTACTAAGCTATTAATAGTTCTACCAACTGCTGTACCAATTCCTTCACCTTGTGGTGTCTGTATAGCATTGTCAAAGCGTATGCTTAGTGTTACTGTTACTGGTTCGTTTGCACTGTAAGCTAATGAGTTGTAATTAGCATTTTGTACAAAACAACCATATAGTTCAAATGTTTCTAGTGTGTTTGGAGTATTTGCTCCGTTACCGCCATCTAGTATTTCAATTCTTGTTAAAAATTTGTAGTCAATACCTGATGCCGCACCAGACTGTTCAAAGAAGTCGAACTGTTTCTGTAACTGTTCGCCAACTAGTCTTTGTACACTGTTGTTTACATCTTCACGTAAGTTTAGTGTAATAGGCTCAAAGCTGTGTCTACCAGCTAGGTATGCTCTACTGTTGTAAACAGGTATTTCCATTTCTTCGAATGTTACACTTGGGCGTGTTACATCAATTACCTGTTTTGTTAGTTCTGTTGTTGGTGTTGATACACCGAAATTCTCAAGTGTCACTCTAAAGCGATACTGCAATTTAGGCATTAATAAGCCTTGAGTGCTTGCACTATTATCGCTTGCTAGTGGTACTGTAATCTTTGAGAGTGTTGATATTGCCATAATGTTTTACTCCTTACAAGTATTTATCATTTAATGAGCCCTGTATTTCAAGGGCTCATTTTTAAATTATAAACCTGCTATTTCTCCTGTGTTTTTCAATCTCAATGGAATGTAAATAAATTCCACTGCTTTCACTGGCTCAATAGCAATGTCTAAGTATAGTTCATTTCTATCAATTCTAGCTGGTGTGTTGTTTGTTTCGTCACATACTACAATGTAATCGTATAGTGCTCTCGAACCTACTAGTTCAAGCATTAAACTTTCAGCCGCTTGTTTAATTTCATCACGTGTGATTTTATCATTTGGCTCAAAGATATAAGGCTTAGCAAGTTTGTTAAGCTGACTACGTAAGTAGATAACCAATCTAGCAACATTAATTCTATCCAATGCACTTGCATTTCTTGCTCTAGTCTTTTGACCAAATGCAACAAGTCCTGCTCCTGTAATGAATGTAATTGGGTTAACACTAATTCCAAATAGTGTATCACGTTGTCCTTCGTTCAACGCTACTGATACAAATTCGCCTTCGTTATCAATGTAACCTGTTGCTGTTGCGTTTGTAATACCACCACGTCTTGTACCTGCTGGTGCAAACCATGGAAACGATACTTGGTCGCTAAGTGCGATAGTACGTAGCATCATGTGTGACGGTGGAACAACAACGTTGTTACCAAAGTTATCACTTGTGAAACCCCATGGATAGTAAACGCCTAGATATTCATCTCTACTTACTAATCCATCTGCATTATCTTCAACTGCAAGGTTAACATTTGTTCCCCATTCGTTTAATGACGTTGCATTTGGTAGTAGTGAACTTGGTGAATCACCTACGATAAATGCTGTTAAACCTCTATCGTAATTTAGTGAAATCATTTCACCAATTAGTTCTGGATAACCTGGAGTTGCCATAATGTTAAATATGCGCGATTCGTCATCACGTATTTCATCATTACTGTTTACAGTTGCTTGTAAACTTTGAACAACTACAGCTCTTTGTGCAGATTGACCAAAACGTCCTGAACCGTTTGAATTATTTGCTGATTCAGTTACCCATCTGTGTGGATAGTAATTTGTCATAGGCTCGTCTGCGTTGTTAACTTCAAAACGTCCATTGTCTGCTGTTACATCAATGTAATTACGTACAAATTTCTTTACGTTAAATCCGCTTCTACGTAAGTTCCATAGTAACATACCTTTTGGATATAATGCAGGATCTGGAGCATCAAAGTCTAAGTAGTTATTAACTAACAAGTCAGCAATAGTTGCTTCTGCGCTGTTTGCACCTGCTGTGCTCCAACGTGCATCTGCAAATAAGATACCATCTTGAGTAGTTTGATCACCTGTATCTAACTGGATCCACTGTGATTTAGCACCGCTCCATTTGTAAATTTCTGGATATTTGTCAATGCTTGCTGTGCTTATCCATAAATCTCCATTTTTAAGAGCTGTACCATCTGATTGTAAAGTTGGTTCTGTTGCACTTACAATCGGTCCTGCTGGATCAGTTTGATCGTTAGCACTTGCACTATAGAACGGACTTGTAGAATCTAAATAACCTACCCAAGTTGTTCCATTGTGTACCATGATATCAACTTCATCAACTACTGAATTATACCATAATGTGCCGTCAGTTGCAAGTGCAGTTGGTGCATTTGCACTGTTAGTCGCAGTAAGTACTTTCCAGTTTGTTGCTACAAAATCGTTAGTTGTATCACCTGCTGGCGCCGCGTAAAGATTTGTTGTATCACTTGTGCTAAATCCAGCCTCTGCTAAATGTCCACTTGTGTCAGCAATTCTAAATTCGCCACCTTTGCTGTGTGAAATTACAATTCTGTTTGCAGTGTCAACGCTTGCAGAAACATTTGTAAAGCCAGCACTGTTAATAGCACCTGCAATTACATCTGCATCAGTTGCCGCACCAGTTGCTGTAGCACTAATAGCCACTGCACTGTTTAAACTTGCACTACCTACAATTGATTCTTGGATGCTAAATGTTACTCCACCAGCTGAAACTTGTGTAGTAACTGCGCTACCAGTAATTGTAGTTGCTCCTGTAGCATTTCTTTTGTATACTTTAAAGTTTGCTACTAGTGTTGATTCTTCTGCATCATTAAATTTTACAAATAATGCGTCTGAGTTAAGATTCAATCCACCACCGGACTTATCTAAGTTGTAGATAGCAGTTTGGTTGTCTGCAAAAATCGAAACACTTTTTGTATCCCATAATTTAGTTGCATCATTCCAAACTTTAATTGCCCAATTAGCACCTTTGTTAGGTGTTGTTGTTTTTACCCAAACAGATCCAGTTGGACGTGGAGTAGCATCGTTTTCACCAAACTCAGGAACACTTGTATGAGGGGCAATATTCAACTCAGGTGCGTAGTAAGTTCCTGCTGTTAAGCCCATGTCTCCCATAAGACCTGTTCCTTCTGCAAGCACTACGTTTGCGCCTGTTGAGTATATTCTCAAAATATCGTTTGCTGTATCTACGTCTGCTGTAACTCCTGCAATGGCCGCACTATTAATTGCCGCCGCCGCCGCTGTTGCATCTGTACCGGCTGTTGTAACTGTTGAGCCGTTAATTGTCATATCAA